ATTTAACAGAAGAGGGAGTCGAGGCTGCAAAGGCTAGTCAAATTGCATTAGCAGAATTAATTTTAACTGCTGGCTATGCTTTTGCAATTAGGGCGCAAAAATTTGAGACTGGTGGTCTTGTTGGTGGCAGAAGACATAGCCAAGGTGGAACTTTAATAGAAGCAGAGCGTGGCGAGTTTGTTATGAGCAGAAATGCTGTACAATCTATTGGCGTAGATAACTTAGAGGCTATGAATCAAGGTGGAAGCGCAGTTAATATCACGATAACTGGCAATGTAATGACATCTGACTTTGTAGAAGGTGAACTTGCAGAAAAAATAAGGGATGCAGTCAGAACTGGAACTGACTTTGGAATGTCATGATAACAATACCTAACAGTATACAACAAGATTTAATTACTGATATTAATAATTTTAATGTTATGGCTGTAATATCATCTGCCAATGACACATTCTACATATCAACAAAGCAGCAATACTTTGAAGATAACTACTATGAAGACTTAGACTTAAGAGTTAGTGGGCTAAAAGAATCTATTAACTTCAAATCTAAGAAAGTAAAGATGTCTGGAACAACCATTACCTTAAATAATTATGAAATAAATGGTAAAAGATTTACAGATAGAGCAAAGTATGGCCTAGCAAATGCAACTGTGGAGATTTACTTAAAGACAGGTAGCTGCGAGTCTTTAGAAGATTGCGCAAAATTAGCTACCTTAAAAGTCACAAGATTTGATCAAGACAAAGAAAAGGTTACAATAAAGTGCGAGGAATATCTTACTCAGTCACTCAATACTGAACTTCCTAAAAAAGAATATACATTGTATTCAGAAGATAATGAAGGGGCAACATTAGATGGAAAGACGTATGAGGTATATAACGAACAAAGAATACCTATCCTATATGGGCATTTAAAAGAAGCTCCAGCGATTACATTTATAGACAATGAAACAAATGCAACAAGAGTATTACCAGATAGAGCAGCAATTGATAATAGTTATGACATCTTTGGCGTAAAAGCCATGAGAAGTATTGAATTTAACACTGACTTGTCTGGAGGCGTAAATATTACCAATGTAATAGATCAGGATATACTGACTGTAAAGCTTGGGGATGCTGGCGCTAGAGTTTATAAGGTTTTTCCAAAGCAAACAAGTGATAGTGTGCTTTCTGAGCAATTTTGGGATAAACAATTTGAAAATTTTAATAATTATGTAGAGTTTTTTCAAGAAGAAGATACGCTTGGGACTAGAACATCAGGTTATATAAATCAAGGGGCTTTACTAGTAGGCGAATTATCTAAATTAAAGCAAGCTAAAACTCATTTTAGTACATATACTGTAAGAGACAATGAGGGGAATATAGGTTACGCTGCAAACACAAATAGATTTGCAAGGTACAATTTTGGAGAAGAGTTTATAAGCAATGACTTTGATTTATTTACAAATTCTGCTATAAATTGGAGAAAAACCTATGGTGGTTCTGAGTCCAATCAACCAGAAGTAGTTATAGGAGGCCAATTTAAAACTTTCTTTGAGTCTGATGATGATAATGACCACTATATAATTAATAACCCTTGTATTGAATTTGAATTTGAAAAAATAAAATGTAGCCCTGATTTATATGTAGACAATAAACGAATATCTGCACCATCTGATTTCAGTTTAATATCATTTATTAAATTAACAACAATGTCTACAGAAACTTCTTTAAATAGTTTAAGCAGCACTAATCCAAGAATTCAACTTTGTTTTTTCCCAGGAACAGCAGACCATTCTTTTGGAAATGCGATGCCAGTTGGAGATGAAAATTCTGTGGATTTGCAGAGGGATAACCCCATAGGATTTGTAAATACGATAATAAATGGGGGAGACACTCAAGATCAAGACTACACAGGATTACTTGCACAGCATTCAGTGCTTGATCATAGAGAAGAAATTATAAATATGACTCCATATAAGCTTGCTTTTAATACTGAGTTTAAGGATTTCGATAATCAGGTTACTCCTATCTTAGATGAGTATTTAACTTTAAATACTCCTAATATAGAATATAGAAACCCTTTTAATACTCCAGATAATGGAGATTCTGATGCTGAATTAAATCAATGGAGAAATAGGAAGTTTTTTTATAATATGTATCCTATGCACGATGTTAATTCTATTTTATTAAATTTTATTCCAGATGATGATCATGATTACAATAAAATGAGCATGGAGTTATTTGCAGAATTTAATGGAATGATAATGAGAAGAACTTGGTATCAAAAAAGCGCACTAAATAACAAATTTTTTATAAATGCGAAAGGAAGATACTCAAGCTATACCTCTGATAATAACAGGGTGTGGGATATTGAAGGAATGAAATTAAAATGTCACAGCACTCAAATAAAATGCCCAGGGAGCATAAGCGAAGTAACTTCTTCTATTGTCAGTCAAGATGATGATATGCTATTAAAATACTTATTAGATTATCTTGGCAACGAAAAATTAAAATACAACACAAATAATGATTTATCTGAAATTATGATAAAGGTAACACACAATGAAAGCTTTTTTGGATTACCCCCATCAACTTATGGCATGGAAGGCGAAGTTAATTATATATATGATTTAGAGATAAATAATTTAACAACTACAGATTGGCAAGAACCTGATAATGATCAAGATAGACCTCGTTATAATTTTTATATCAATGGGACATTATTTAGAAAAGAAAATCCAAACAATGAATTTACAGATCAGATATTGGATGCTTCTTTTGCAAGTTCAGATATTCAGCTTTTGTATTGCTCTAAACAGCTAGATTCAGAAGGGAATGTTATCAATATAACTGAAGTTGATAGCGAAGAATTATCTGAGTTTAATCAAGCGATTGCAGATTTAGGTGGGGTAGAGGATAGTTATTCAAGGGTTCATTTAATGTTTAGTGGTAATAGCCTTAGCCCTGCTAAAAAAATAATAAAAACTCCAAAGCTTATAGTCAAAGATTTAATGAATAGAGAGTTTGGTCAAGGTTTCGCAACAAAAAATACAGCAGATAAAGATTACCAGCTAAACTTTTCTATAGATAAGCCACAGAAAACAGTAGATGTATTACAGCAAGTGGCGCAAAATACAAACTTTTTTTACAAAACTGGGTTAAGTAATTCAAAGCCAACAGTTATAGGTATGAAAAATAACTACTCTGCTGACAATGTAGATAAAACTATATTTGTTGACTACATCGAATCTTACAATTTTAGCAAGACTAATATCGAAGATCTTGCAATAAAATGTAGAGTAAAATATGGATATGATTACATAACAGAAAGTTTTAAGCACGTTACAGAAGAAATACAAGTTCCAAATACAGAGGACTACAAGGCATACTATGGATTGAGTGATAATGATATTAGTGGTGATGAGTTTTTATTAGAGCATGAAGCTCCATATATACAAGACGAACCAACTGCTATACTACTTAGAAACCATTTACATGAATTACATAAAAATCAGCATACTATTGTAGACTTTAAGATTAATCTATCGCAAGGTTTTGAATTAGAGGTTGGAGATATAATAGATTTTAAAGCTATAGGAGATGGAGACTATAAATCATTCTTCTCTCCTTATGGCGTGGATATTATGCAACTTTCAGGATTACCTTTTTTGCCAAATATAGATCAAGAAAATCAACAAGTTGTACTTCCTTATTTTATGATAACCGATATTAATAAGACCATGGATAGCGTGTCGATAAAGGCAATACAAATACATGAGCTTGCAGGCTTAACCCAGATTCCAGAGATACCTATTTCTGGATGTACAGACCCAACAGCAAACAATTATGACCCAGATGCGACTGTAAATGATGGTTCATGTACTTATGACCCTCCTGAACCTGAAGATATATATGGATGTACAGACCCTGAGGCAACTAATTATAATCCAGATGCTACTGCTAACGATGGTTCTTGCACATATCCTCCACCTCCATTAGTTCAAACCCTTGGGGATGTAGTTATAGATGGTACTCCATATCAATCATCAGATTACGAGATGATGCTTCTTCATTTAACTAATCCTGAATTAGCAAATCTAAGTGAACAGCAAATATTAAATGGGGATTTTGATTTAGATGGAGATATAGATATTCTTGATTTACAAGCATTTATAAATTATCATATAAGTACAATGGGAGACCAGTATATTCCTGGAGACATTACTGGCAATGGGTATGTATTGCAAGCTGATGTCGATGCAGCTCAAGCTTATGTAGATGATCCAGATGAAAATCCACTTTCTCTTAACGCAATAGCTAATGGAGACATGGATTCAAGTGGAATTTTAGATGCAGATGATATTCCACTTATACAAGCGAAGGTAAAGCCTATACCACCAGAGGTAGATCCTATGACCAACAGCACGCTTGTGATTAACACTTCAGAAGATTCTACTAGTGGGGTTGCTGGCATGTCTTATTCTAATGATGAAATTATTATTGAGCTATATAAAGATACCTTGATAAGTGACACACAAACTATTGAACAATACTATAATGAACTTGAAGGCAGTCCTCAATATATCGTAGATACTGTAGCAACATTTCAACCTATTCTTACTGGAGATTTACTTTTACCTCCATATTATCCATGGCTTTCATCGGCAGGAGATAGATTAATTAAAGGATTTGAGAGGATTGGAGATATATTTAAAATTACGCTCGATGCAAGTATCGTAGATTCTGTAGACTTGCTTCCAATAAGTAATACAAATGATGCTAACATAGAAATATGGGCAATACCAGAGGAGGAAATTGTTATACCTCCAGATAATCCACAAGGGCCTGATGGGTATGTTAATTTTTTCGACACTTCATATTTTACAGAAGAGTTTTTAAATACGCCTACAGGCAATAATGTTACTACTTTTGCTGTTAATTACAGTCCATGGGTTGGAGGTTTTTTTCTATTAAGACTCCCTGGGCAAGCTATAGTTACTGGGGCAGACCATTATACTGGTATAAACAATGCTATAGCGCAAACTCTTGAAAGACAGACAGATTCAACTAATGGAACTGATCCTTGGTCGATTCAAGGAAAAGGCCCTATTAAGTTTACAGTAGAGCATAGAGATTCATTTGACTATAATTCTTTAAGCCCTGGGCAGAAGGCTTCTTACGATAATATTATTAAGCTTGCAACCTCTGACTTTACATGGGAATACTTATCTGTTGGGTATTTTTGGACTAATGGCTGGGGTTCTGTTGGATCATTTGTTCAAGGATATTTTTCATCAAGCAAAATAACTGACAAGTATGGACAAAGACCAAGATTCCAAGGTGGAATTATGTATTTTAATGAAAATCAACCTGATGCAGATTCTATAAATTTTAATTTAAGTACTGCAGGGGGTTTTGAAGCCCCACAATTTCAATATGACCTTATTTTTAAATTATGGATTAGAGATGGGTATGAATTAACACAAAATCCTTATGGCTATTAATGAATATTAAAATAACACAATACGAAAGCCACGTTGATTTTAATTCTAAAGGTAAAATAAAATGCCTGTCAATAGAATATAGTGGAAAAATGTCTATAGATATAAATGTAGATGTTAAAAAAGTGATAATGTTAGACAACAAAATAAATATTTATTTTGATAAAAATACAAAGTTAAATGGAACTTTATTTACATATAAAGGTTCGATGAATATAAAAAAAGCAACTTGTTGGGGTGTTCATGGACAGTCAACAGTATCAATTAAGCTTTCAGATTCTACGTTTCAAAGAGTTACAGATAAGTGGGGTCAAACCCATACAAATACGTGGGAATCTTACGATTCGAAAATAAGTGCATTAGGTGAAACAAGAAGGGAACTATTTTACAATTACAAGGGAATAAGAATTAAAAAAACACCAAAATTTAGCAGAGGGAAGTAATTATGGCAGAAACATACAGTGTTCCAGGCACGCCAAGAGTATATATAGACAATGTTTTATTTGCACGTTCCATCGGAATGCCATTGAGCATCACAACAGGAAGTAAATTATTATGGGATATGGATCCAGTTAGAACTGTAAATTTTTCTGGTTCTGAGGCGCAAACAATTAAATCAGAAATAACTTTTGATCCATCGGTAAGTAATGCTTTTTCTAACTTGTTAAGCTCTTCTAATTACTTTGCTGTACTTAATCATAATTTGCATACTGGTAGCGATAGTACTGAAGAAACTATATCGCTTTCATATAATGATAACTCTTCTGGGGATGTAACTCTTTTAAATGATGTTAGTATTGGGGAGATAGATTCTAGTATATCTTCTGATGGCTTTATATTAAGAAGCATAGACCTCTCAGGAAATTCTAATGAATTTACTCAATTTGATGTAAATATAAACGCTCCAAATGCTAGCTATAATTTTAATATTGGTTGTTACTCGCTAGGCACATATCTTGATTTCCCTGTAAGCCCTGACCTTAGTGTTAAAATGGGATATTCACATGAAGGCGTGCAAAGTAAAAGAACTATTGCAGGAAAAGATTTAACTCATGTATCTTACTATGGCGCACCATATTGGGGAGATTTGCCACCATTTACAATT